TCAAAATAATCAGAGGCTACTTGAGATTGTTCAAATTGAATTAAATCAAGGTAGATAGTTCCAGCGGCGGTTCCATAGAAAGATACCTTGGCATAAGAGGCATCCGATGAAGAGTCTGTTAATCCAGTTAGAGTAAAGTTTGCAAAGGATGTAGTTACCGAGATTGATTGAGTTACAGTCTCTACAACAGCATCAGTATCGTCATAAAATGTAATTTTTAAATTTGCAGATAAAGCAGCCAATGCTTTTATTGATGCAGAGGCTGTGTAGTACTTTCCAGGAGTAACAGGTATTTCATAGTTAGTGGTAATGCTCCACGGATTTGTTACTACAAATTTACCACTGTACTCTCCTGAATACCCGTATGTTGGAACACTTGCGTCTTGTGTAAAGGTTGCTCCACTTAATGCCCATGTACTTGAGTTAACTTCAAATGATGGATTTTTAATATAGTTTGTTTTTAACGGATTTAAAAACACATCAACAGCACGTGCTTCATCGTAAGCAATAGCAGCCCCTGTTTGCATACAAACTTGATCTATGTAGTAAGTACCAGCAGCACTGTAATCAATTGAAATTCCTGCATAACTAGAGTCTGCATCAGACGTTGCAGTTTTGCTTGCAGACTTCCACGTATTATTAGCAGCAACAGCAGTAGAACTTTTTGCTGCAGATGTAGGTTGTCCATTTTTATCATAAAATGTAACTGATAAAGTTATATTTCCTGCACTTGCTGGAGACTTTAATTTACAAGAAACAATGTACGCAGTGTTTGGTAATACTGGAACACCCTGTGTAATTACATTGCCACCCCCCACAACTGCAATAACTGAACCATTAAGAGCAGAAGCGTTATAAGAGGTAGTTGCAACCGTTGTTACATTAAACTGATTACTTGCTGGAACAGTAGTAATAGAATATGTTCCATTAAAATCTGCGCTAAGTCCTGAAAGAGTAACTGTTTGCCCTACTGAATACCCGTGGTTTGCAACAGCAACTTGAAGAACAGTTGTGCTTGCGTTCCTTTGTAAACCAGTTACTGTTTTTGCAGTTGGGTTTGCATAACCCAAGGCCATACTGCCTGCGGCTGATGCAACTACTTTTCCAGTTTTTGTTGTGTCAATTTGGTTTGTATTTGAGTCAGGAACTTGTTCAGTGCTAGATGTTAGCACTGCGTTACTAACAATCCAATTTCCAACTCCTCCATAAAAAGTAGAGTCTTGAACAGTTAACAATAGGTTTTCTGAAACAGTAATAGTTGGTTCAAATCCAGTTAATGATTCGGAGTATGTTTCTAATGCAAGTTGTGTTCCTTTACGGGCATACATATAGTTTGCTTCTCGTACAAGTCTCTTTCTATTTTTTGTAGGAAGTCCAGCCTCTGGTGTTAACCCTAGACTTGCCACCTCTATTGGCAATAGTTCTACTGGGGTTTCAATACCTGTATGTCTTGGTTTTAATAAGTCAAGCAATGTATAGAATTGTTCTTGCGAAAAAGTTAATCCCTCTACAAAATTATATAAAGCCGATGTAGTGTCTACTGTTCCAAAAGAACCCTGTTCAATGCTTGTAAATACTCTTGGAAGACTATTCATAAAAGTTGTTTGCACGTTGTGGTTTGACGGAATAATTACAGAAATAGAACCTGCGACTCTCCAAACACTTTGATCAGTAAATAAGTAAACTCGATAGTAAGTTTGTCTTCCAGGAATTAATGGAACATCCGAAGGATTGTCTTCTCCATCAATAAACTCTGCACGGGAGACGTTTCCTTCTGTAGCAAACTCATCAAAAATGATAATGCCATCTTCTGCGGTTTCTGGAAATCCAACTTGACTTCTTAGTAATCTAATTCTAGAAAATTCTCCACGAGGGGTCTGCCATTTAACTAATACTTTTGTAAAGTCCAAAGCCAATACAGACATGGGCTCGACAGAAAAAGCAAGTTTAACAAACGCACCGTAAGTAGACGCTCCGTAATAATTTATACCATATCTAGCCATAAAATTTTTACGCTACATTTCCAAATACAATCCAACTGTTATTTGCAATTTTTATTAATGTAGCAACTCCATATCTCTCAGTAATATTAATAGAACTTGTAATTGCTGCTCCATTTACCGTTACTCCAACCGCTCCCTCAATCGTAACTGTTCCTGTTCCATTTTGAATTAAAACAATAATTTGTCCAATAAGAAACTCATCACTTGCGTCATTTGGAATAGTTACTGTTATAGAACTGCTGCTTGAAAATACAAAAGTATCGGCAGCAACCGTTGTTTCTAAAGTCAGTGTTGTTCCAATTTGATTACTAACTGTTTTTTGTTGTGAGTTAGCAACGGCTACGGCAATACCCGCCCACTCAGATCCTGTCCATACCTTAGATGTTTTGTAACTCATACAATTGCTCCCATTAAAATTAATAATCCAGCATCAGAAGATAAAATATCTTCATTATTTTCTAAAGCAGCGCTTGAAGTTGAGTCTACCCAGATAGTTCCAGCCGCATAATCTGAACCTGTTGGTTGAGATGCTGCGTAAATAACTGGTACTAATTCTTTGCCTCGTGTCTGTATAGTTCCATCTGGAAGAACTTTAGTAACAACTGCAGATGCTGAAGTTTGAAACTCAACTAAGTTTGCAGTCTGACTAGCCCTGGCTCTTACGACTAAACTCTTTACTCCAATAGCGGATGAGGTAATTACTGATCCACCAACATTAGAAACATACTCGTCATACACATCTTTTAATCCGTATTCAATATTTGCAAGACGATCCTTTAAGTTACTCCAGTTGGTTGTAATAAAGTCAACTGAACCAACCCAACCAGAGCCCGTCTTAATGAGGGTGCCAATATTGTTTTGAAGAGCGTTAACTTCTTCTTGAAGGCTATTTACGTGCTCGGCAAGGACGGTATCGGTAAAGTCAACTTTTGTAGTAAAGGACTTTACGGACGATGGATATGCTGCTGTCACTTAACTTCCTCTCAGACCTAACGGTCTATTTTCTCTTGTTTGCCCCTTATTTACTGTCTTAACTATTAGTGGGTATGTCCCGTAGAGGCCTTTCCCGTCATCTGTGACTCTAAGGTAGAGACCTTTCCTTCCAAGGTGGTTATCTTTCCTTCTGCCGTTGTCATACGTGTCTCTAAACTCTTTATCTTATTTGCTAAAGCCATAAAGGTAGCGGTCAAGTCTACTTCTGTAGTTCCATCAGACTTTTTAGCAGTTATTACATGTGCCGACAATCCTGTTAGAGAGGTTGTATTTGCTAAGGGTTTAATAAAAATCTTTTTATTCTTACCTTTATTTTTACCAAACGCACCAAGCCATACTGGATAGTTTATGTTTCCACCAATAAATGAAACCCAAACACCCTGACCTACTGCTGGGAGGTCTGTCCGTATTCCAGCAGGTTCGGCCGCATCTATCCAATCAGTAACTTGAGTTCCAATTAACTGAGGAATAGATATTTTTAAACGGTTTTGTTTTTTTGGATCAACATTGTTCTTTACAATTCCCCGATATATTCCTGACAAATTATTCATTAAATTACACCAATGTTTATATTTGTTTCTTGAAAACGCCAAATTTGTCCAGCAGTTCCCACCATAGTATTTGCTCCAGAACCAGCCGCTAAATGCAGAGCCGTAACATTTACCGTCTTTACTCCAGGGGCTTGTAGAACCATAAACTCTACATCTCGTGGATAAATAGTTTCTGCAAAAGTTGCATTTACATAACCAAAGCCAGTTAAAATAGCAATCTTTATATTTTCTTCTACCTCTGCAGTTGTATACTGATTGGTCTTTGTATAAGCAAGAGTACAAATTAAATCGGTATAAGTAGGAGGTTGAACCGTAACTGTTGTCCCTATCAGTACCTTGTCAGTTAAAAATTCTTCTACATCTTCTTGTATTCTTTCAAACTCAGCAGTTGGGTCATCGTTTTCATCTAAGCCAGGAGCAATATCTGTATCAGTTGCAGATCTACTTGGTGCTATATACAGTGTAACCGAAGTCCAAACTGCAGCGGTTGCATTGGCTTTACCAATTCCGCTAACAGATAGTGCAAGATCTGAAAAATCTTTTAGTGTTACCGCTCTATTACCA